TAGATCAACTTGTTGTTCTTGGCGGGCCTTCCGGCATCGACCCTGTAACAGGGGAGATCGCCGCGTTCGTTATTGTTCTTACCACAAATTCTCAAGCCGTGATCGGTGGCCTTATCCCCTCTGATGTTGATCTTTCTGGCGGTTCCGGCGGAGACACAATTCTAGTCACTCCGATACAAATTCCGGGTGTCCCTGAGCTTTCCCCACCCGATGTGAAGAAAGATTATGACGGCGATCAAGGGCCACTGATTTACCAGCCGTTTATCGTTGAAGTTCCTTACACCTGTTCTTCTTGGGGGTTTGAGGCAAACGATTACACGGGCAAAGCGTTGAGGCAGTTGGCCGCGGGTACGGGCAAAGCAATCGAAAACGAGTTTTGGTCCGGCGCGTTAAACGTCGCTAACATTAATCTCCGATTCTGGACTCCTCCTGCGAACATTGTGAACCCCGGTGGTTGGGCGCTACCCGTCGCGGTGAACGTCGCGTTAGGGCTGGCTTTGCTTGAGCAGGCTATTGGTAGTTGCGCCACGGGCGGCAGAGGGATGATTCACGCTCCGACTGTCGTAGCTGAGCGTATGGCACAGTGGTATCTGATCGACGACGATTCTGGCCCCGGTGGGACCGAGGGCGACGGTGTTTTACTCACCCGTGGCCGTGGCGACATTGTTGTCTCCGGTCCGGGTTACGACCCGGCTGTCGGACCTTTCGCAGCGGTTCATGAACTTGCCGCCGGTGAGGCATGGATTTATGCGACCGGAATGGTTGATGTCAGGCTAGGTGAGCCGATGATCTTCCCTGAGACAATCGCTGAGGCTTTAGACCGGGCGACCAACACCGTAACTTACCGTGGTGAGCGTACCGCGGCTGTTAACCCCGACGGTTGCTGCATGTTTGCCGTGCTGGTGAACTTCGAGGAAGCTCTGATCTGATCGTGGCGGTCACGTTTGATTGCTGCCCGAAGTCAATTAAAGCGCTCGCGATTCGTGTCACGCCTTTAGATTTGTATTACGGCGATCATTCTGCCGGTGATGCGCTGATCCCGTTTCCGCCTGCACCGACCGTGGATCTGTCACGGTGGCAGACCAACGGGTTCTCAGAACTTGTCCTTTCCCCTGATTACGAGCAGGGCAGCGAAACAATGATGATGAACCCTGCGGCGAATAGCATTGGTGTAATTCATCGTCCGCCGGACCAGATGAAAGGTTTAACACTTGAGTTAAAGCTGTGTGGAATGCCGACGATCGCGATGTTTCTTCTCAACGGGATGGCAGACAACCGGGCTTTACTTGATATCGACGGTGATGATGTGAGCATAGTTGGGTGGCCGTTCAACAACGATATGGAAAACGGGGGTTCCTGCACTGCGTTCATGATTGATTTGTGGACAAAAAACGCTGCGACAACGTGCGATGCGACGGGGAACACTCTCGGCCAGTACATCCATTGGGTGCTGCCATACACAGACCGTTGGGTCGTGTCTGGCGGTCTAAACTTTAATATCGGTGCGACCGAGTTGAGTTTGTCAGGGTACGCGAAGAAGAACCCGATGTTTTATCCTTCGATGCCCGGCCCATCTTTTCCGTCTTATCAGTCTGTTCAACCGTTCGTTGGTGGTGTACCTCCGTGCGTTTTACCGGCAGGTGTTGTGGCTGATAGTTGGACGATTTCCGATATGCAGCAGATTCGGGCAGGTGGAGCAGTGGCTTACAAATGTGTTGACACTCTGCCCGGTGCGTTAAATGATTGCTCTCCGGTACCTCAAATCGAACCGGCAGCATGAGTGGTTTCGTCAGTACCTCAAGCCTTGTCACGACTCAGAGTTGCGTGAACTTCTGGGCCAGCGTTTAATGCCGGTCACGGGTCCACTCGTCAGTGTCGATGTCACTATCATGGGTGAACAAGCATTCTGCCGACTTAGTAACCGTACGGGTAGCGTTGTCAGGTTTGTGCTTCCTCACGCGACCATTGTTGTCCCCGGCAATTCTCAAGGTAATGTGGTTGCAGACTTTGTTGAAGGTTTCAGTGTTTCAACTGAGAAACACGGTTTATTGTTTGGAGATAAAATGAAGACTACGCGTGGTGGACAACCTTGGAATGTGCGGCCCGTTGAAGGTTTAGCATCAGTTGCTGCATCTGTTACACGTACTGCGACGGTAACCCCTCCCGTTGTGCAAGAAACAACCGAGGTCGCCGACATTGTTGATCCTGCACTACTAACCGTTTCTGAGGTTCTTGAGTACGTTGAAAACAACCCTACGTTGAAGAAACAAGTTCTGAAAGCAGAAACCTCTGGTAAGGGTCGCGTAAGTCTAATCGCTTCACTATCAGCATAATCCTTCCAGTAACGCGTAGGCTGCATTACTGTTACGCAACGTCCGATCCTTAGGAGGGTCAGAAATGACAATTTGTTGCCCAAAGTCAATCAAGGCATGTGCAATTCGTGTTACTCGGCAAGATAGCAACGATGTTGTTCTTGACCCGCTGACACTGAATAGTCGTGTCCTTTCCTCCGGTTTCATGGAACTCAACATGAGTCCTGATGTCGAAGGCGGCGAAGACATCACCACTAAAAACGGTAATGGTGAGATTTGTATCCGCAACAAGGACTGCGACCGGCTTAAAGGATTCACGGTTGAGTTAAAGCTTTGCGGCATTCCGCTACCTCTTATCGAGATGCTGATTAACGCAACCCTGCTGACCGACGGTGATGGCAACTTCTTGGGTGCTGCGATGCGCAACTCCCTTGATGATCCTTGCTCATCGTCTAAGTCGTTAGAGTTGTGGTCACAGAACGCCGGGAACTCCTGCTCTGTTGATGGTGTGAACTCTTCACAGTACATCCACTGGGTTTTCCCGCTCACCAAAAACTGGGAGCTTGCTGGCGGCCTGAACTTCACCATTGGTGCTTTGGAACTAACCCTTTCGGGTTACGCTCAGAACAACCCTTGCTGGTTCCCGTCGATGCCGGGAGCAACTTTCCCGTCTTGGGTGCCGGGTTCTGGTGATCCAGCGGGTCATCCAACGGGTGCCGCTCCTACGCTTCTTCCTGCTGGTGTAACTGCTGATCCGTGGTCACTGTCGGATCAGGCGGCTATTCAAGCCGGTGGGCCTGTAGCGTGGCGTTGTGTTGATTCGCTGCCGACACCAATTGAGGATTGTGCTTACATGCCTTCCGATTTGGCTTCTGCTTGATTGGTGTTTGACGGCAGACTACGGCAATAGTTGCCCGTTGATGCAAACTAGAAGGGGTCGCCTCAGTGCGATCCCTTTTAGCGTTTTGGGGTGAGGAGCCATGAGAGTATGGCGGCCATTCCTCCGAGGCATATCCAGAATTTGATAGCCTCAAACGCGTTCCAAGCGTAGGTGGCTATCATGAGATGTCTTCTTGGTGGGTGCTACACATTTTCTTCATGTATGCGAAGCTACTACAGATGAAAGATATTAGCAATAGCTGCTAGCAGATTCAGATTTGAGTCCGCATGTAGCACTACGATTACAGTCGTAGTAAGAGATACTATTGGTCAAAGACGACTCACACGAGAGGTACTAGATGCAAAACCAAATACTAGGACTAAGAGAAATTGCACCTTTACTCGAAGTTGATAAGCGAACTCCACACGCTTGGCTTTTTCGTAAACTGCTACCCAATCCCGACTACGACTCAATCAATGGATTGCGTGCATGGGACCGAGACACAATCATCACATGGGCTGCCCTGACGGGTCGGCTGCCCAATTCGCTGCATTGCGAGGCAACAACCGAGATCAGAGAAACTCGTGGTCTCAAGAATGTAAAAGAATCTACCGTCGAGACTACTCAAAGCCCAATATCACTATGACGGCCCTAATCTATGCAGGTCTAATTCTTGCCGCGTATCGCATTACACGTTTCTTCGTGCGTGACTCGTTGATCGGGTTCAGTCTGGAATCAGAGTCGAAGATGTCGCAACGTCTTGACACGTTTTGCTACGAACCCGACGGGGTGAACCGAAGTTGGGTTCGCGGCTTTGTCGGCGATCTTCTGACCTGCGTCTGGTGTCTTGGGATGCACGTCTCATGGGTTCTGGTTTGTCTTTGGTTGAGGGTGTGGCCGTGGGAGTTAGGCGTTGAAGGTTGGGTGTCTGCGTTTGCTGTTGCTGGTGGCGCTGGTTTCATTTCTTCACGAATGAACGCTTGAAGTGATTCGCTCTTTAGTGCCCGAAGAGGATATTTGCGAAGTGCAATGTTCTCATTGTGGGCAAGACCTTGAGCGTGATTGTGCACATGATACGTTTGGTAGTCGGACTCGGCATTGGTGGTGTGCGGAACATTGCCCACTGTGCTTGGAGAGTGAAGACTGGTCTTTGATCCAGAAACCAGACCCGTCCCATGTTGGTTGTGACTAGCTCACAACATTCGTGTCCAAATGGATTATTGTTTATCAATTGACTTGTAATGAGTAAACCCATTCTGTAGTGTCATTGTCTACAAAACAATTTGACAGAAGGATTTACTACATGACTCGAAACGCACTACCTCTACAGCCACTCTGGGAAATAGCCAGAACAATGTCTGACGATCCAACATTCTCCCAGAAGGACTTTGCGAGAATGGTCAACCATTCCCAGAGGGCCGTCACGAGATGGATAACAGCAGATCGAACCATCCCGTGGATCAGCGCAGATGAGTCAGCAATCGCACTCGGCCTGCATCCAATTCTCGTCTGGGGCAACGAATGGCTGAACGTCAAAGGCGACTACACGAGACTAGAGCAGTCGGTCATCGCTGAACTTGAAAATGACCTTGTTGAACAAATCGTTGCTGAAAGCCAAGAGTTTTAGTGACGCACATCCATTTCAGAGATAAACACTTCGTCGAAGCTTTGGGTCACGGCAAGGTTCCAGCGCGTGGCTTTACTCGGGCTATTAGCAATTCGCGAAAAGAGCACGGACGACATAATGACAGTGGAACCATCGCAGAGAAACCGGGCTACATCATAATAAATCTCCCTTCTAGGGTTCTCGTATCTCAAGTTGTACCTTGCGTCTACGACATACTCGACGGCATGGAAGCGCTCAGCGATATGGCGTGGGACAAGGAAGATCGGCGCAGGGCTGAACGAGCGCGTTTGTGGCTAGAAAAGCATCTACCTGACGACCACCTCCGGCTACCGATAATTATGGACAACGAGGATGGACCCGCAGCGTGTTTCGTTGCCACCGGAAAAGCTAAAAGTATGTACTTAAATCGGCATCGGCTTGCGCGTGGAGAAAAGGTCTACATGTTTGCAGGCAGGTGTTCAATGCAAGAACCCAATAACACTGCTTCACCCACCGCTTGAACGTACTCAAGGTAATGTGATTGCATGGCTTGCAACTGTGGGAACAAACGACTTCCTAAGATCATTGGGCAAAGGTCGGCACCGCTTATTACGGGAAGAATAAACACCGATCATGTCTGGTTCTATTCCGTCGCACCTCAAGACTCGGGTCTACAAACTCAACGCTTCTACACCTTACGCGAAGCGCGTCAGCACGCTCAACGGCAAAAAGGTGCCGGGTGGATGGTCGAAGGCAGGAATGAACCTGACAGAGAGCCGGTTGTTTGATGGGCTGCGGTTGCGGTAAAAGGCAGGGTGGAACGACCACCCCACGTTCGGACGGCCATTCTGCACCGTCTCAACGCGGGGTTCAGCGTTCCAAAATGAAGTTTGTTGTGTCTGTAACTGGCGAAGAATCGGAGTTTCTGACGCTACGCGAGGCCCGAGTTTTTGCTGACAAATATGGTAGCAAAGTAGAGACACGCCGAGTTGCGCTCTAGCCTTGCACGGTTAACAAAATACTATTACACCTACATCTAGTGGTAGATGGTGTCTATACCTCCCACTACTGTACTTGTTGTACATGGAACTACTAGAGCGAGGTTTGTATGCCAGCAATAAGTGAATTTTATGCTTCCCCCGGACTCAGGCTGGGTCTCTTATTAGATGACCACCCCGGAGCAACATACGATTTCAAGTTAGCCACGGGTTCCGAGATAGGCGTTCCCGATCAGTTTGGTTCAGACAAACAGTTCTGCTTAGCGACTATCAAGTTCCCAAGAGTGAGAGCCGACGTGACCGCGTGGAAACCAGTTCCTGCCGGTGGGACACCAGACGATTGGAACATTCTATGTACCAAGACTCTCGGGCGGGCATTAAAGCGTGCAGGGTATCCTGACGATCTCAAAGACCTGAAAGCACTCGTTCTGTGGCGACAACGTGATGCGGAGATAGCTGCAATTCGTGCAGGAACCATCCAGCACGCTTTGCCATCGGCCAATTCAATTGATGCTTCACCGAACTCCGATCCAATGCAGATAGCGTTATCGAATGCAGGTGTCGCATCGGACGAACAAGTAAGTACTGATGACGGCGAGTTTGATGTCCTTGCAAGCGACGAGCAAGTAGATCAAATTGCGATGCTCGTCGAAAGCCTTGATGCCAAAGAAGTCAAAGTGTTTCAGGCTTTTGCGAAGACGCTCGGCGCTAACGATCTGGCATTTGTGACCGCTGACCAAGCGGAAGCAATCATTGGATGGTTCGAGGCGTAATGGGTAAGCGCGTTGAGTTCAAGGTCGTTGGTTTGACCTTTATTGATGCGTACCCTACGAATGTTCAGTCTCTGGAACTACTTGTGACTGAAGCACAAGTGGACGCATTGGGTTGGTCTTCTGACGCAGTTGACCGGCCTGTTGATGTTGTTCTTATTCGTAACCCAGAAAACGAGTTTGACCGCAACGCTATAGAGGTTCACATCCCACTACTTGGAAGGCGATCAATGATCGGTCATGTTCCAAGACTGCTTGCGGAGAAACTTTCTCCGTCTTTAGACCGTGGTGATGTTTGGGAGTCAAGGGTTCTATCTGTGCTTGTCTCGGACGAAAACCCTGACCTTCCGGGTGTTGAAGTTTTATTGGAGCGGATGGCTCAAGCCGCCGCATAGTGAAAGAAGAATCATATGGCAGCAGGAAATGAAGTTACTTTGGTAGGAAATGTGACGGCAGACCCAGAGTTGCAGATCACCCCATCGGGTCTTTCAGTGACGAGGTTCGGGTTGGCTTGGAACCGTCGGTTTCAGAAAGATGGCGAGTGGGAAGAAGAACCAAACTTTTTCGACGTTACTTGTTGGAAAGAAACCGCTGAGAACGTAGTTGAATCTTTCCGCAAGGGTGACCGGGTTCTAGTGTCGGGGCGGTTGGAGCATTCCCGGTGGGAAGATAAGAAGACGGGTGAGAAGCGATCGAAGGTTGGTGTTGTTGCTGATGAGGTTGCCGCTACGACACGTTGGGCGACGGTTGAGGTTTCTAAAGTTGCGCGCAACGATGATCGTGGGCGCGATGACAGCAGTCGGAACGGTGATCGTGGTCGCGGTCAGGATCGTGGAAGAGGCAACGCTTCAAGCGGTCGTCCTCCTCAAAGAGAAGACGCGTATGACAATGAGGAGCCGTTCTGATCGGCCTGCAAACTTCTAGCTTGTAGTCTCAAAGTCAAACATGGAAGGCATACAGTGTTTACCGATGAATAAGATTCAAGGTCTTTCACCCTCAAGCGTTCAACTTTGGGAGCAATGCCCTCGGAAGTTTTATGAAGAAAAAATGATGGGGAGATCCGGCGGGACTGGAGAAGCAGCACTGCTTGGAACTTTCGTTCATCTCACTCTTGAAAACCTGATGCAATACCCGATGGAAGACAGAGTTATTGAGATCGCTCGCAAGGTTGCAAGAGATTCTTGGGCGGAGTTTTCTTCTTCAACAGAATGGGTCAATTGGGTAGCTGAGACAAGCTTCGTTGAGGACAAAGCGTTCAGAAGGCGTGCTTGGTCATCTGTCGTCGGCTACTTCCAAATGGAGAACCCTGAACAAGTTGAGGTTATCGCGACGGAACGTTTCATCTCAGCAACACTTGAAGGCGTGCCGGTCAGAGGAATTGTTGATCGGTTAGATCGCAGCAGGCTCGGCGGCATTGTCATCGTTGACTATAAAACCGGAAAGGTTCCTAGCCCTTGGTTTGTTGGTTCTAAGTTGCAGCAACTCAACATCTACGCTGCGCTTGTTGAAGAAGTTGACGGTAAAAGACCAGATGAGGGCAGGTTGTTGTTTACTTCGTTCTCGGAGACAATCGCTACGGATGTGACTGCGGAATCTGTTTGGTCCGCTGTGGACACGCTGAAGGGTGTCTGGGCCAGTATTGAGCGTGCCTTGGAGGATGATTCATTTCCCCCATCCGTCGGCCCTCTCTGTGGGTGGTGTCCCTTCGTGGGTGAATGCGCTGAGGGCTTAGCCGAGGTTAAGCAGCGTAGATCGGCAGGAAAATTGAAGAAGACCGCTCCGGCTTGGGAGTTGGCAGCAACATGAATTGTTATTAACAATCCTATTCCCTACTGCTTTAGTCGGGGATTGATTGATGTTTGTAAGAATGGGAGAGATAAACGATATGAGTGATTTGATAATTGACCGGGTGTGGTCTGACGTGAAGCGGCAAGGACCGCACCGCTGGTGCTGGGTTGTTTGGTCTGGTTCCAGAATTGTCAAAAGCGGTATCTGCCCAACAAGACTTACTGCTGCCGTCGCCGGTAAATCCCTTTGTGTCAAGGTCAAGGCGAACAACTTTAGACGCCTAGCGTTATGAGGTTTCGTATCGCTCCACCTTCTTTGGATGAGGCTATAGAGGACGCTGTAAGCGAAGATCGTGGCCTAATTCTGGCTTTGCCGTCACCGCTGCTTTACGGGGTTGAAGGTTCGGTTCTAGGCACCGTAGCGTCAGATTGTTGTAACGTGTCTTTCAGTAAAGAACAGGCTGTAGAGATGCTTGTATCTTTATCTTCGGGGAAGTAGAAGCGGGTTGTTGAGTTCAGAACAGAAAGCTTTTCGTGTTGTATCGGAAAAGCAATTACAGAGCAGGCTTATTGCCTTGGCTCGCCTGTACGGTTGGCGGGTGGCGCACTTCCACGACTCGCGTAGGCAAGTTCAGCCCGGAGTTTTTGTTGGCGATACGGCAGCGCGAGGGTTTCCTGATATGGCTTTGGTCCATCCAGAGTTAGGTTTTGTTTGTATGGAACTCAAGAAGGAAATAGGCAAGTTGTCTCCTGAGCAGCGGGAATGGCTAGATGAGCTAACCGAAGTTGGTATTCCAGCTTTAGTTGTCCGACCCTCCAACGAAGTTCTGGTTTGCACTTGGCTCGCTAAAGGATTCCCTGATGCTGGCACCGTTGCCAGTTATAGGTAAAGATATGCAAAGTCCAATCGAGGAAGAACTAATGGAACAGTCAGGTGTAGGCGAGTGGTTTTAACTGGACCAGACTACGAGGGTACCGTTGCCAAACCCTCAAAGATGCAATTGCAAGAGTTTGATGATTCTTCCGGTTTTGGGGGTAGTTGATGAATCGGATGGAAGTCTTTACTTACTGGGGCAAAATTCTTGCTTACGCAGACTTTGAGTACAAATCAACGCGACTTAACGGACGTGCTGTAGAGATACCGATTGTGCGCCAATGGTTGCAGCGCTACGGGAACATTCTTGAGGTTGGTCATGTTCTCGGGCATTATCCTGAAGCACCGGAGCGCACTGTTGTGGACCGCTGGGAGCAGGCTTCTGGGGTTATCAATAAAGATGTATTTGATATTGGCGGTTCTTGGGACCAGATCCTGTCAATCTCAACTGTTGCTCATGTGCGTTGGGATGAACAGCCACGCGAGGTTGGCGGGTCTGTGGCTGCAATTCATCACTTAAGGTCTTTGCTCGCACCGGGTGGACGTTTAATTGTGACTGCTTCAACGGGGACGAATGGCCCACTCGATGAGTGGCTAGGATCAGGCATGTCCGGCGCAGACCGGACATGCACTCTTGTGCGTGATGGTTTACATTGGCGGCAAAGTGATGCTTTCGAGATTCAGACTGAAGTTGAAGAGTCAGGTTCGTCCGACTCTCTGTGGGTTGCCGAGTGGTCTAACCCTCTAACCAATTTTGGTCAACCTTCTAGTAGTGTCTTGTAATGCCTCGCTCTTCGAGATGGAACCAACAGTCAGGTGCTGAGTTTGCGATAATCGCGCCACAAGCCAACCTTGCGTCGGTATCGTCAGCTTCTCTTACGAAGGTTGAGTTGTGGAATCTTCCACTTCGCAGAGGTCACGAATGGCAACGCGACGCGTTCTCATTCAATGAGCTAATCGGTGAGATCGGCTATCTGAACAACCTTGTTGCTAATCTAATTTCTACTTGCGACTTGCGTATTGTGGAAAAGAGTTTCGAGTCTGGCAACATCGAAATTCAGGAATCACATGACCCAAGAGCGACGCGTGTCATGGCTGCATTCACTGGCCCGTCGGGTGGACAGAAGGAACTGAAGCGGCGCGCAGCGATGCACCTTCAGATAGCAGGTGAAAGCTTTCTGTTGGGCACTCCGCTCAAAGACAAGTTTGATCGTTCTGCCGGGTTTATCTGGGAGTTCCTTTCAACCGAAGAAATCCGTGTCACTGGTGGACGTAATGGACAGCAGATTAAACGGAATGCTTCTGGAACTTCAGATGGTGATGCCGGGTTTGTTGATATTGAAGCATTCATAGCACGGTTGTGGCGACCAGACCCACGGTATTCTGCCCGAGCGGATTCCCCAATGAAACGCGTTTTGCCCATTTGCCGTGAACTTGTTGTTCTCTCTGAAGTTGTGGACAGCATCGCGAAGTCCAGATTGTCTTCTGGTTTACTATTCGTCCCAGAGGAAATGAGTTTTGGTCCAACATCGGAGACTGAAGCACCTGACGACACTGATGATATTGATGAGTTTATAGAAACTCTCGTTGAACACATGTCAGCGCCGGTTAGGGATCGTACTTCTGCTGCGGGCCTAGTACCGCTTGTGGTGCGTGGGGCCGCTGAATATGGTGAGAAGATCCGCCTAGTGCAGTTAGCTCAAGATTTGGATGGCACCTACCACGATCTTCGCATGGAACTGCTAGACAGGCTAGCGAAGGGTCTTGATGCGCCACCGGAGATCATCGGCGGTAAAGCAGGGTTGAACCACTGGTCGTCATACAACGTTGATGCTGATCTTATCGGTAAGCATGTGAATCCTGTAGGGGAGATGATCGCAGAGTTTATTACCGTCGCGTATCTGCGCCCGATGCTTGTCGAATTTGAGGGTCTTGATGATGAGCAGGCTCTCCGCTTTGAGTTGGTCTTTGATTCTCGGATGCTTGCCTCACGTCAAGATGAGGGTCCGGCTGCCACCGGTGCTTGGGATCGTCTCACGTTGTCGGATGGCTCGTATCTGCACTCTAATGGATTTGAGATGGACGATTACCCGACGAATGATGAGCGTCGTAGACGGATACTCGAAAAGGTTGTGATGGCTGATCCTCGCAACTTTGCTCCAACATTGCTACCTGAGTTGTACCCGGAATTAACTCAACTGTTTAACGACTTCCAGCTTTTAACCGTTAATTCCGCAGACGCGAATGTCGGTAGGGGAGATTCAATGCCTTCAGCGTTGACTGCCCCTGAGTCTGGGCTTAAAGGCATTGACCGTTCTGGTGATGGGAGTTCTGCACCGTCGATGCCACCTTCTGAGCCAGATATTAGAACTGGGAATGCTCCGCCCGTTCCTCGCACGCCTGCCAGTAACCCGATGGCATTGCTTGACGAAGTTATCGAAGCTTACAGAAACTAGTTTCCCATTAGAAAACCCGTTCAAGGTTTTGATTCTTTCATACTAAAATGCCTTAGCTAAGCATTCATTGTCTGTTTGTAATATGCAGACCCCGGTTTAGTTGGACAGACTTTCTCAAATTAGGGACCGACTTCATGTCAGCGATTGAAGACAAAAACTTGGTAGACGCAACGATTTACGGGTCAGCAGTATTTGGTGCCATTCGTCCACATAAGACTGCGATGAGCGACCTACGATATGTTGGCCCACTCGCTATTGAGAAGAATGTTAAGAGTCCGAATACCACCAAATATTTTGACGCTCTTTACGCTTGGCGCGACGAAAGCAAAAATCCGAACCAAAAGGTTGCATACCGTTTTCACCACCATTTCTTGAACAGTGATGGAAGTCCGGGTGCGGCATCACGCGTGGCAGTGTCTTCCGGTATAGGCATTCTCAATGGTGCAAGAGGCGGGACAACAATTCCTACTGCTGACCGTAAAGGTGTTTACGATCATCTGTCGTACCACCTCACGAGTGCTGGCAGAACTGCTCCTCAATTACTTTCTCAAGAGGATTACGAGTTTGCCTTGAAACAATCAAACATGCACTTGGCTCTATCGCTAACTATTAAAACGGATGGGAAAATCATGGATTCTTCTGAGGTTTCAGAACTTGTATCGGGCATCGAGGAACTAGCAGCGCTTTCTGACGATGCGTTACTTGCAGAACTTGCTCGGCGTTGGGCTGAGAAGACTGTTGATTCCCTTGCAGGGGAAGTTAATCAGTTTGGTCACGAAGATTCATCTGCCATGAGTGAATGTACGCACGAAGAAGAATGTGACTGCGACAAGGAATACGGGGAAATAGTCGTCACGTTACCTCCGGGCACATGTGTTGTTGTTGAGGCCGAGGACTCAGAAGAATCAGCGTATGAAGATTCTGAGGTCGTAACCGAAGGTGTAGTTGATGAAGGTGAGGAAATTATGCAAGAAGGCGACAAAGTGACTTCTCAAGTATCGGAGATACTCAAGCCTGTTGCGGCTTCACAAAAAGAACCCATTTCTTTCACAAAGACATCCAGTTTGTTTAACGAAGATTCTTCGGTCTCGCTGTACGACTGGGAAGGCGTGCTGATCGTAGAGGGGATCGCTTCTGGCGATGGTCGTAAGATCGCTGAGAACGCTTTGACGTGGCGCGAGTTGCCGTTGCCTTTGATGTTGCAGACGGCTAACGCTTCCGGTCATGACGGTGCCGTTATCGCCGGTTCCATCCATGAGATTGAGCGTCAAGGCCAGAACATTGTTGGTCGCGGGTTCTTTGACAGTGGGACCGCTGGCGTGGAAGCTCATCGTTTGCTGAAGGAAGGAACGATGCGAGGCGTATCTGCCGACATTGACTCCGTGACAATAGAGTTTATGACCGCAGACGGAAACACTCTGACTGGCGAAGACATGATGTTTGGGGGAGTTGAGTCTTTCGAGGTTCTTACTTCTGGGAGGATGATGGGAGCAACGCTTACACCTTTCCCCGCATTTCAAGAGGCGTTCGTAACGGTTCTGACGAACGATCAAGCTGTATCAGAAGAAAGTCTTGTCGCTTCTGGAAGTAACATTTTGGGTGATGTATGGCGAGTTCCTTCACCACTTGGTGTTTGGCTGCCGGGTGAGGGCAATGCTGAGCATGGCCTAGCTGCACTTGTGGCCTCTGCCGCTGCCTTGGTTGAGGTTCCCACCAATCCGCCGATGGACTGGTTCTTACCGGGCGACATGTCAGTCATTGAGCCTTTCACGGTTCGCCCTGATGGAAGATGCTATGGGCTTGTCGCTGCGTGGGGTTCTTGCCATATTGGTTTCACGGATCGCTGTGTGCCTGTCCCTAAGTCCGGGTGCGCTTATAAGCATTTTCGTAACAAGAACGTGCTGACCGCTGAAGGAACTCTGGTAGCAACTGGTGCGGTTTACATGGACACTGTTCACCCGAATCTTCGTGCGGTTGCTTCTGATGCACAAGCGTTCTATGCCGACACGGGTTGCGCTGTGGCCGATGTGGCTTTGTATGAGAACGAGTTTGGCATTGTCGCTGCGGGGGCGTTACGTCCCGGTCTGTCTGCGGAACAAGTTCGCCGTTTCCGTGGTTCTGATGTTTCTCCTGATTGGCGGCAGTTGAATGGAAGACTTGAAGTTGTCGGCCTTCTCTCGGTGAACGTATCTGGTTTCATTGTCGAGGGGCTTGTAGCTTCTGGTGCCGAAGTTTCTGCACCTCGGGGTGTTTGGGATTCTGTAGCTGGGGAGGTAACGTCGCTTGTCGCTGCGGGGATGATCCACACTGCTGATACTGAGCGTTCCGATCTGCGTCGCGAGTTGGATTCTATAAAGCTTCAGCTCGTAGAGTTCCGTGAGGCTTTGCGTCCTGTTCGTGCGGAGCGTGCGGCTGCGAAGTTTGCATCTCTTCCGGTGTCAACACCGGGCAAGTCCGGGTGTTCCTGCAACTCCGTGCACTAGATTCACGGTCTGTCGGGTAGGCATCTGGGGTGTCTACCTGACAGTGTATTGTGCGGATATGAACGAACAAATAGGTTTGGATTGGCAGGCGGCTAGTCAGGCCACGGATGAAGGAGTCGCTCGGGCTGATCGTAACGCTCTTGATGAGTGGAAGTCGCTCGCGGATGACTACATTTTGCGTCTGGCGCGCAGGTCTTTAGAGTTCACTTCGGAAGATGTGTGGCGTATGGGGTTGCCTGCAAACCCGACGGGGTCTAATAGCGCTTTGGGTGGAAGATTTAGGGTGGCTGCGACAGAAGGAATTATTTGTAACTCTGGTCGCAAATTAAATACTCTTGCGCAAGGGAAGCATGGTTCGGCCACTGTTGTCTGGTCGTCTTTGGTGTGTGATGTCCACGCGATAAAAACTGGTAAGTCTGAGATTGACGAACTACGAACAGCGTTGTCGATGATGTACGCGTTGGCAAGGATGAACACTGAACCGCCTTCGCGGTGGGCTGTTCCCGGTACACGCGGTGGTGATGTGATGTCTGTTCATAGCCGTGTTTCGCGGCTGCTTGGTTTGCCGAACCCTTGGGACCATGAGCCTGCTGAGGATGTTTTGTTTACAGTAAGGGTTGAACGTCTGGTGTCGAAGGTTGTCTAGGTGCGCTGATAGGGGTTGTGGTGTGGTGCTATCACATGACAGTCGGTCGGTTGATAACAACTCGTTCTGCAAGGAGCACGGTGACTTTGTGTGGGCATTCCGGCCCAATGACCTACGCTCTGATGAATGGTTTTCAATCGCAGACAACGAACCCGAAGAGGGTCAGGTTGTTTCAGGGGATCAGTGCGATGGTTGTGGCCTATCGGAGTTTGTGATTCGGCAGGTGAATCGGAATGGTTGGGTCGCTCGCTGCGAGGGGCAAGTGTGGGATGAGATTCTCATTCATGGCTGTGGTGCTTTGCATCTAGTACGCAGAAAGATGGGCCGTGAAGTTTAGAGATAGCAAACGCAGACGTAGAAGGATGGGGTTAGTCCGCTCAACCATGCGTAGATTAACCCGAGCAATTCGTTAACATATCTGTGCGAAAAAAGCGGTTAGGTGCCACCGGGAGAGAGAGCAACCAGCGGCACCTAAACACATTTGTAGCAACAGGTTCAGACTAGCTGAACCTTCGGACGCATTTGCAATCCGCTTGTTGCAATTCTCGGCACACAACAGACTGTAGCAGAGTTGACTTCATATGCCAACTCGGCTGAGAGAATATATTCTATCAAGAATTTTTTATGGCATTGATCTGCTCTAGGCGGTTCTTAGCCCAAACCATGCCGGGATCTCCGCCCCACAAAGCCCACGCAACTCTGCCAGCAGAAGGAAAGCCCTGTTCGCCCCGTCGGAACCCAACCGCTTCCTTATCAACCTCATGGCGGGCAAAGAACGATGACATGCGTCTAATCGTATCTGGTGAAAGTCTCACCTGATTGCGAATATCACGAGCGCGTGCAACACCTACGGCAGTTCCCCCACGATCAAACTCTTTACGCCAAGCCAAGCCCCTGTTGGCCTCAGCAACCATTGCTTTAGTCGGTACTAGATCGAGGTCTGCAATGGATCTGTATTGATTTAAAGCATCGAGAGCGATCCCAGATAGCCGACCCTGTAGGTTCTCGTTGGTGTGTAGTGCAGCAACATGTCTGAGCGCTTCACGTTTTGACTCATGACAAGAAAGAAGCTTTCCGTTAACCAGCCAAACCCCCCAAGGTGTTGAGACTGGACAACTTTTATCATTGCTAGTCACATCCCAAGGCATCAGGCAACATTGTCCTGTTCAAGTAAGTCTTCAGTCGCAACATCTCCAGCTTGAGCGTCTCCCGATTGTACGTTGCCAACCATGAGTGGAATGATTTCATAGGAAAGATCACACTGGCAGTTAACTGTTTCCGATGGAGGCAAATTCATATCGCCGGGGTATTCTGCCGGGAATCCACCAATCGTAAAAAACTCTCCAAGTGAGACCTGCTGTCCATGAGCGGCCATGTGTGTGTCTCTGCTATTTATGAATTGACATATCCAAGTTTTGGTAGCGATTAAGTTTTCGAGACCGAGACCAGTATCACCACCGTCGATGAGATCAAACCCTATGGACGCTGCGGCATTCTGGCCGTTATTGGTTTCAGTATCAGTGATGACTCTAGCTACACCATCGGAAAGTGGGCCTGACGTTGCAGGGTCAAAGAGTCCGAGGCGATCAACAAGCCATCCGGGGGCTTGACCCGTTGCTTCGGCTGAGGCTGCTGCAACCCTTCCGTCAACGGTTTCGCCTATACCGTAGACGAGTGTCATTCGCGTAGTTAGACGTTCCGCAGAGACACGCTCAATCTCCCCTGATCGGAGCAACCAAAGAAGACCTAGAGCTATTGCGGCATCCCTAGCGATGTTGTCGTACATGTCTTTAAGGACTGGGCGGACGTCTTTATCAACTGCTTCGATCCACCATTGCTGATTCCATAAGTTCTCGTAGTTGCCACCGGATTTAACAACTGATAGTCGCAGTCTTTCCCTGACGGTTGTGAACGCCGAACCAACAGCACGTCCGACCCGGTACCGCCACAAGTCTTTCTCATTCTGTGACAGGACAAATACCCCACCTATAAGCGCTTTGTCTCTGTCTGAAACTAGAAACTCGGAGCGCATTAGAACATCCATTTCCCTATCGTCCAGATAAGCCAGACGAAAGGCATGAGTAGGAGGATACATATAAACCAAGTTGCGGCGACAGTGAAAAATGTTGAGGCAGCTTGCGCCGCCGCTGGAATACCAGATTTGGGTTTGGTTTGAGCATCTTGATTAAATATGTCTCGTGCCATCAACTCAAGCATTCTTTGTTGTTCGTTCTCGTTCATCAGTAAGGAACCTCGTCCCATGTTTCTTTCTCTGGCTGCGATGATGATTCTAAACCCCAAACGCCCTTCCAAGGCCACGGTGTAGAACGCTCAATTACACTAGGCCAGTCGTTGTCAAGGCGATCACCTCTCCACCTCCCAACGTCCATAACTTGATTGCCTTCAAGTTTGGATTCCAACTTCAAGCCAATTTCCGGCCACCTCAACCAAAGCGATGATCCGTATGGCATCAAGTCGCGTGTCCCACCCGATCCTTTAGGCGCATGATGCTCCAAGATAAGACCGAACCCGTAGCGTGTTCTCAGATCGTCAAAAACTGACATCACCTCAGACGATGCTTGCTCATCTGACTCGCGTGTCTCCACCCGGTACGATTTGTAAATAGGCCCCAAGCAGACCAGCGTGGGTCGCACATGCGCGATGACTGCTTCAAGTTCGGAGCGGTCACGCCTTGAACGCAGATTTACCCCACCCGGACGATGCCAAAGCCATGCACGATCAGGATCGTAATCATCGGTTACTGAACAGACCTGAGTTCTAATCGGATTGCAGACATCAAGAATTGAATCATCAGGGTTTTCAAGGTCAACAATCAGAGTCCGGCACGGCTCCATAGGGGTAAACCGCAGCGGGTGAATACCCTGCGCAGCAGCAATCCCAAGCTGCCGCAACAACACCGTTTTCCCGATACCCTCTTGGGCGACAACCATGACGCGCCACCCGACGCGCATCAAACCGGGAATAACCCACTTCGGACGCTCTGACACAGGCCGATCTAAGAAACCGTCAATTGTCCAGACATCACTTGGCACTTCGACGACATCAGATTTGTGGATGTCAAGAACCGCAGAGTTCAGAATGTCTCCAAGCTCAGACGGGTCACCGTTCTGAGCGTATGAGCGTTCTCCAATTTCTTTACATGCAGCTATGAGTTTGCGATACGCAGCGCATTTAACAACTCGCGTAGCGTAAGCCGAGACATTGGAGACAAACCCAGCAGATGCGATAAGGCTGAGTATCCCAGCAGCGCCACCATAGGCACCTTCGCCCTCAGCGAGCGTGAGCGCCCCTGTAAGCGTCGTAGCGTCCACCGGCTCCCCACGGCCGTACATACCGGCGATCGTCGCAAATAGGATGCTTAGACGGGCTGTGTAGAGATCTTCAGCCGAGCAGAGCGGCAACACCTCCCCGATGGCTTCATTGTTTAGGATCATCGCTCCGATCAAAGCTTCCTCAGCTTGCTGATCGAATGGCGGCAACGGTTCTCTCATTTTTCTAGCTCCATCGAAGATGTCATTAAAAGATCAACACGATTCTCGT